AATCCACCAGAAATAGAAGCTAGCATATCATCAAAATCTAAAGACGTTTGTCTTTGTAAGAATAACATGTTCTCTTCAATTGCTCCTTGAGTATCTAAATTCTTTAAGATAGCATCAAATTCATCTAGTCCAGCAGCAGCAGTAAATCCTACTTCTACGTTACCACGTGTTTGAATAGCAGCGAATAAACCTTGTGATCCAGGGTTTGTTGCAACTGTAGCAGCCGCACCTTGTCTGTACTCACTTTCTACCATACTCATTTCTAAGTAATCTTCAAAACGTAATCTTGTTTCAGATTCAGCTTTTAAATACCATAAGTATCCAGATGTTCCATCTTCAGTTGCAACTTCTACCCATCCAATTTGTGACATATCAGAACCAGAAATAGTATACTGAGATCTTAATATAATAGGAGAGTTAGAATATTGAGTGAAAGAAGGAGTAACAGATACTCTTGTTTGAGTAGTCTGTGCACCGGCAACAGGTTGAATTATGCTAGAACCTTTGCTATAATCAGAACCATATACAAATACTTTAATACTTGAAGCAGCTCCTACAACGACTGCGCCAGCAAGTAAAAGACCTGCACCAACTAAACCACCACTTTGATAAGTTTGTACGGTAAAAGCTCCACCTGCACCTGGAGTTGTAGCAATTACGATAGCTTTTGCTTCTGCACCATTTAATGGATTTAAAAGTACTACGGTATCATTTACTGATATAACGTTTGTATCAGCAGCAGCAACTGTTATGATGTTGGTTTGAAATCCACCAACAGCTACGTTAGCAGCTACACCTACTGAATTATAAGAAATATGTAATCTATTTTGCTCAGACCAAATTACTTGATCAGAAGTCATTGGCATTTCAGCTCCAACCATACGTAAGAATCCAGATAATGTTCTGTTTCCGTAACGTTCTACTTCTTGTTCGTAGATTTCAGGTAAATACTGTTGTGCGAAATTGTTTGCTCCAGCAGCACCACCATTAAATTGCAGGTAGTTTGACTGTAGTAATTGTTGTTGTTGAGATGGCTGTATTGAGCCAAATTGTGGAGTTAAACTCATAATTGTTTTTTTTAGTTAAATTTTTTTGTTTTAATACTTAGTTTTGAAGAATCAAAGCCACTAATTGATTTAACTTTAAACCCTTTAACAAACCCAGGAGAACTACCGGCTTGCCTAGGCGAATCAGTAATGTTTTTAGACTTTCTCATGACATCTCGTACAGCGTCAGCCTTTCCTTGTTCGTAAAAATGATTTGCCATTTTATCAGCATTCATAGCGGTGTATATAGCCTTGTGGTATCCTTTAGCATCTTGCATATTACCTTCTTTGTCTAGAAACTTTCCAACAAAATTGTTTATGTTTGATTGACTCTTGGCTACGGCATCTTTGTTTTGTAATCCATATCTAAACTTTTTTTCTCCGACATTGAAATCAAAACCTTTGAATTCTTCATTGAATAGTTGTTTAGTTTCTGACTTAAACACGTCATGCTGTTTTTCAGCTACACCTTGATCTTCTTTGTAACGGTTGAAAAATTCAGTTGCTTTTTGTTGGTCTTGAGTTACGCCTGGTCTTAATTTGATTTCATCGTAATACTTACTCTTAGTTTCCTCTAAAAAGTTTCTTGCTTTTGCAACTTCTTCTTTAAACGCAATTTTTTTCTTGCGTATATCTCTATCCTCGTCTAATTCCTCGTCGTATTCATAATCTTCTAAGACTATGTCCATATCTTCAGAATCTAAATAAGGTTTTGTTTTTTTATAATATTCTTTAACTAGATCAATTTCATTAATGTTAGAATAGTCAGCGTTTAATCTAACATAATCTTCAACAGTTCCACCTGTGTCTTCCATGAAAGAAACTAATTTCTCAACGTTATCAGGTAATTTTCTACCTAATACTTTTTCGTCTCTAACTGCTTCTTGAGCTTCTCTAGTTACTTGTTTTACTTCTTCATCAGTTACTTCTTGTAATTGCGTAAACTCGGTAGTAGCATCTTCAGCGGTGACTTCGTCTCCTTGTCCCACTTCTTGCAATCCCAATTCGGGTTGTTTTTCGAGTAACACAGCGCTCTCTGTTTCTTGCTTTTGAACGGCATCTTCTTGCTTTTTTGGTTCTTCGTTTGAAATTACTATTTTAGTAATATCTTCTTTTTGCTCTAACATAGGTTCCTTAATACTAACCTTGGTTATTGCGGGTTGCTCTTTGTTTAATTGCTTAAGCTTTTTTGACTTACCTTTTAAACTAAAGTCACCTTCCTGCTTTGCAGGTTCATTTGTTTTTACTTCTGACATAATATAATAAAATTAAATAATTAAAATTCTAACTTGGACCAAAATCTTCTAAACCAAATCCATTAAGATTATCGTTACCAGCTGATTCAAAGTTTTTAGGTAATAAATCATTTTGTCTTTGATCTATTAGCTCTGATTGTTGTGTTCCTTGTATTTTTATTCTTTTATCTTTACGATCTTCTATTTCTGATTCTCTTTGCTGCTCTGCACCTATACTTGCTTTAGCTAATTGCATTTTAAAATTAAATTCTTCAGCCATAAGCTCTCTTTTTATTTGAGCCTCTGCCTGCATTCTTTGTATTTCAAATTGAGACTTAGCTTGCTCTATACTTACTTTTTCTTGAGTTATAGCTTGCTGCTTTTGAACCTCATTCATAGCAGCTTGTTCAGCTTGTTGAGCGTTTGCTTGCGCTTGAGCTTGTATATTAGCTTGTTGAGCTTGTTGTTCTCTTTTGATTTTTTGAGTTTGTCTTAGCTTTATAAATTGATTAGCTAGTTTAAGATTTTTCATCTCTCTAACATCGATAGCGTCAGACAAAGCTATAGCACCTGTTTGTAATGCTACTTGTATATTTTGTTCTAGTATAGCCTTCTCCTGTTCCTCTGGCTCTAACTGTATGTATATACCAAAGTCATGCAATTGCAATGCCATCAATTCTTCTAAAGTTTTAGAGTTAAAAGTACTTACAGTATTTTGTAGAGCGTTTTCAGTTAAAGGATTTTGTATAACATCAGCAACTTTTAAACTTATATTTTCACATGTTCTAATTGTTATATATAATAATGAATCTAATAAATGCTTAGTAGCTATATTAGAAGCATTCGCTGCTAGTTTTTGTAAACCTACAAGAGCGTCTTTATCTGGCTGACTACCGTCTCTAGCCTCGTTCAATCCAGTTACATCTCTAATCATTTGTAAGTAATATTGATACGTACCAATAAGACTTTGTATTTTAGCTTGACCTGAAGAAGTTGATAATTCTTGAATAGGTACCTTACCCGCATTCATACCACCCTCTTGCGTAAGTGATCTACCGACTATAGAACCTGTTTGGAAATACATATTTAAAGCCTCTGCAGGATTATAATTTGTTCCGTTACCAAGATCTACTTCAGCTAAACCATCCATATCTAAGAATACACCATCAGGAACTATTCTAGACATAACTTGCTGCAATTTGAGATGCGTCAATTGTATCATATCAGCAAACCCAGTTATTCTACTTACAAGAGATTCTATACGTCCTTTGTACATTTTAGGTGCAGATATACAGTAATTCATATCAACCTTAGTTGTGTCAGCTGTTGGTCGAGTCATATTCTCTGCCATTTTCCACTCTAACATTGTATTTGTACCTATAACTTTAGCACCAGTATATAAAACCTCTATAGTTCTTGCTACTCTTTCAAAGTTATCATTAGGGGGTGGTGAGAATTCATCAGTTCTTTCTAAGGCTTTTTCAAAACCATTTTCATTGTATCTAATTTTAAAAACTTGATTCATATAAGTTTTGTATTCAAAATACATTACTTGAACTGTGTTTTCATCATAATTACCCCAACCTTGTATATACTGCCTATTACCAGGCATGTCTTGTATTCTTTTAAGTTCTTCTTCTGAAATGTCTGGAAATTGTTTTTTAAGTTCTGGTATAGTTATAGCCTTTACTTCTCCTACATAATATATGTCTTCAAAATTAGGATCTTCTGTATATGAATAAACCATATTAGCAGGATCAACATATTCAATTCTTATACCTTCAGTTCTATCAAATCTAGTTTTACTAGCAGCTATACCTATAACTGTTAAATCACTAGCTAATCTTTTCTTTATTTCATCATACTTGTTAAACGCTAATACATTGCTTATAACTTCTTCTTCAGCTATTTCAACATTCTGCTTGTAAGTCATTTGCATGTGCAAATCTAATTCCTCTTTACTCTCTGGAAGATCTTCTAATTCTCCTGTTTTAGAGTAATTAACGCCCATTTTTTGCTGAAAGTTTTGTAGCGCAGCTTTTGTATTCATATCTTGCTCTACAGCAGAGGCATAATCTGTTCTGCTTTTAACAGAGAAAGGGTCTTGAGCATAAGTTGTTATATCGTAAGACTTATTAGACATACCGTTTACAACTATGTCTACAAATTTAGCTATAACAGGAACTGGCTTCCAGTCTAAATTAAGATAAGACAAATCACCATTTATAGATAATTCGTCTTTGTATTTCTGTGTTGATTGCTCACCCCTAGAATATAGTCTTAAATTATGAAAATTATTCCAATTAGTTAAATACCTATTACCATTAGTTCTACCTTGGCCAAACCATTCCTGTTCAATAGCCCGAGACACTTGTATACCGTAATCCAGACTTGCTTTTTCTTGATCGCTAACAACCTGGCTAGGAAATGCACTATTAGTATTTGTATATATATTCATTTATTTTATCATTTTAGACATGGAACCTTTGTTATCATATCTCTTTATACCTAAGTCTATACTTTTATATTCTTTTTTAGCTGATGGTATATACCTATTTTTATTACAAGCCATCAAAGCTAATCCAGAACTTATTGAAGCATCATGCTTTGTTCTATTATTTATATTAAATCTAGCCCAGTCTTCTAGTGTTCTTTGGAAATACATATCACCGTATCCTTGCTCCGTTTTACCAACGCTAGTATTTATATAAGTTTCTATAGCAGCTGCATGAGCTTGCTTAATATCTTCGCTTGAGTTAGGTATACCACCTATTTCTCTTTCTGTTATTGATAATTTATTCCAGACTTTATCTGGCCTATTCATAGAGTATCCTCTGTAGCCTCTTCTTTTAAAATGATATAATAGTCTAGGCTTATTGTTTTCGCATAATAATGGCATTCCGTAAAACACACAAGCCATTAATACATCTTCAAAAAATATCTCAGCAGTCTGAGGTCTAGCTATATATTCTAAAAAGAACTTATTAGGAGGCACGTCCTCCATGCTAAACTTAGTTAAACCATGTAAAGACCCATTAGATCCTCTTCCGTCAACCGTACCTGATATATCATAGCTATCACATCCAAAAGCACCAGTATGTTCATTTGCTGGATACTTGCTTCCATTCTTTACTATTACACGATTTTGAAGATTATAAGGTGGAACCCAGGATATTTTAAATCTACCGTCTTTATTTGGTATAAATATAACACGTGAGTCTAGCTTACCATCTTCCCACTGAAAACTACCAGTAGTGATTATCGATGTATTTCTAAGATCTACATTATAATCTATTTGTTCGTATATTTTTGTTAAATTAAATAAAGACTCTTTAGCTTCATCTCTGAAAGCGTGTTCCTCTGTTCTAGGAAACTGTCTATAAAATTCATTTAAACCATCTTGATCATCTTTTAGTCCTTCAACTTCATTTTGCCAAAATTCTAATACACCTATTTTTATAGAATCTCCATATACATCTAAAACTTCTTTCTTGGGTGTATCGAATACAGGAAACCCATAAGAATCAATGTATCCTTCGTAGTTCCATTCCATAGGAATGAACAGAGAATAGAGTCCTGAGCTAGTCTGCCCATTGGCGTTTCTTTTTTGAACGTCTGATCCATTATATAATTTCTTGAAGTTATCACCACCTTTATCTAGAGCATTTGAGGTTGAACCCATCATGCACTTTCCAATAATTCTAGAACCTAATCTTAGCGTTGTTTTTGTAACTCTCCAATTGTTAAGTATGTTGTTTGGTCTTTCCCATTTACCTGATTCATCATGAACGAGAAGTTTAAGTTTTTCCCCATCATAGGCGTTATCACCTGTGTTTTTCCAGTCGATTGTAGTGTCAAGACCTGTAAGAGTATCATCTCTTTCTGTAGTTTTTGTGATGCTTTTACGTGTAAGCTTTGAAGCGGGTACACGGTATGCAAGTTCAGTTTTTGGACGGTCCATACCGTCTTGGATCGGTTTGAAGAAAAATGGGTAGTTAACGGATATAGGAACGACCTTATCTGTAAACATTTTTTTAGCATCAGCTCCAGATTTGGATAAAATTCCGAACCGTGCATCGACTGATATCGTGGCCATATTAACCGTTTCTCCAGACGCCATAAATGAAAATCCACTACGTCTGTTTTTAAGGTATGACATTCCATAGCATCTTGAGTCTGCTTTACAAGCTTCCCAGAAGATATAAAATAATCTGTTTGACTCTCTAAAGTCTGGGTTCCCAACATCAATCTTGGACCATTGCAAGTACATGTAATGAGTACCAGTGATATAAGTAGGACCGGTTTTGTTATAAAACCAAAAACCTTCTTCACGTTTTTTAAACTCTTCATCAATATAGTCATACCATTCTGTTTTAAATTTATCAGAGTAATTTTTCCAATCAAAAATGGTTTCAATTCTTTTTAATTCTTTTGGGTATTCTTGAATAACCCATTTATCACCTTTGAACTTAGCTACTTTGTTAGCTTTAGGTAGAGCTATTTTAAGATTTTGTATCTCATATATCTCACCAATCTCTCCAGTTTTACTAATGACGACCATATCGTGTTCTTCATTGTATCCGTATTTCCATTTCTTAAACTTATTGTTTCTGTTTAAGACCTTAGTTTTCACATGGTTAGGTAATACCTTGTATAAGCTCTGCTCGTACATTATCTAGATCGTCTTTCTGCAAAACCTCCAAATGCTTCTTTATCTTTTACTTGCGTTGGTTTTTCATTAATTATGTTCTCCTCGTCTTCAATACGTTTAAGTATTTC